TATTTTTTTACATTGAAGGAGTTTATTCGTGAGTAATATTCTCTGAGTCTTTGACAGTTTAAGTGAACTGATCCGTGTAGCTAGCGTGAGTAGCTTTTAATTTTGTTCTTTTAATTATTTATTCTAATCGTTTTATGTTATCTTATTTGGAAATTTTCATTTTAACTATATTTATTATTTTATTTTTGTATTTTAATATGCCTACTTATGGATCAAACGATTACCATTGTAGATTTGTTGGAGGAGACCGCGCAGGAGTACGACGATCTGATCCCCTTACCGGGGAGACAACGCTCGAGGAGAAGTTCGGGGATAGATCTTACCAATCTCGACTTGCATGCCTTAGGGCACTCGTTGCGAAGATGGATCAGTACTCTACCTCCAGGGATGAAAACTATAATTATAACCATAATTATACCGGTCATTTTAATAGCTGGGTTATGTCAACTGGGTACATGTTTTCGTCATGCACCTACAAAGACTACCCAAGAACCAGCTTCAGGGACTCGCTCGCAGACGTTCGACGAACGCTTCGCTGGGCCACACGAGAGGGACCTTTAGAAATTAAAGTCGATAAAACAGAAACCTCTTCGACGTTAGCAAATAATATGTGTTGTCATCATATATTCCGAATGGTGAGGCATATGTTAAAGGATGCTGAACAGTCTTGCGTAACGCCAAAATTAAATCAGGTACGCAGGAATGGACCTATTCCAAAAGTACAAATTGGAACACCAGAGAAGTTAACTGAAGCGGGAGATGCGACGCAAAGTAGTGATAAAAAACAAAATACTATCATCACTATGGACCAAGCTCAGTCAAAGAGTATCGCAAAGAAATCATTAGATACTTTGAAAGATCATTCTTCCTCTGAACCTACTCAAAAATTTGGGTGTTTAACACAACGATGGATGCCTCTGGAAGCCACCAAAATTACCACATCGAATAAAACGGGTGATATCTTACAAACATATTTTTTGCCAGAAGGAGTGTACTCAAGTGCGCAATGCGCCCCCAATCTAACACCGTTTGAAACTTATATTTATGGGAGAATGGATATTGAAATGCGTATAGTTGCTAACGCTAATAAATTCCATTGTGGAAAATTATTGGTGAGTAGTAAATATGATTCTTACCAAGCTGATGGGTTACAGGCAGGTTACCAATCAGCTCTATCACGAAACCATGTAATAATTGATTTGTCATCTAATAATGAAGGTTTACTGGTGATCCCGTTTCGTTACCATCGTCCATGGGTGAGATTGGTTAAGAATGATACAGCTTCCTTAGGGGTGAGACCTAGTAAATACGCTTCGGTGTATTTACATGTGTTATCACCTCTCTTGACAGGACCTGATGGATCGTCAGAAGTTAGTATACGAGTTTTTTACCGCTTTAAAGATGTAGATTTTACAGGAATGTCTTATAGGGTGAAAGTACAAATGTTGGGAGTTGAAGACTTTGTCTCAGTACCAACTTGTAAGGCTTTGAAAGAAGTTCTTGTAGGTGCAGAGAAAGCTTTTGATCAATTAGGAAAGAGTCGTAATCAAGATAAACCTGGAACAGTGGAAGGAAAGATATTTGTACCAAGAGCGAGATTGAATTTTGGATCGGGCAAAGGAATTGTAGACGTGCAACCTTTGCGAGTTAATCCCCATACTCTTACTAATTATCAGAGTATTACTTGTCCTGATGATGAGCCCAAATCATTTTTGGAAATGGCTCGCATTTGGGGAGTAGTTAGTGCAGCGGAGTGGAAAAAAGATGCAGCAACGGGGACATCAATTGTGACTATGAACCTTGATCCTATGTCTAGAAGTTATTATGGTGATTATAGTGGAGAGATAACACCTTTGGAGTATGCTTGTTCTAATTTTATGTTCTGGTCAGGAACGATTGAATTACGATTCGATTTTGTTTCTAACTCATTTCATACAGGAACAGTGCAAATTTCAGCAGAATTTGGGAGAACAACAGCATCAGAGACAGAATGTGAAAGTAGTTCGACCTATACGAAGATGTTTCACTTAGGCGAACAAAAATCAGTATCTTTTCGTGTCCCTTATATTTATGATACTGTTATGCGTAGAACAACTGATGCGGTGTTTAACCCTTATTTGAAAGCACCAACTTCGGATACAATAAAAAATACTGCCTTAACAGTCGCACCTTTTTCAAAAACGTTTGTTAAGATGCGAGTGATCAATCAGTTAAAACCTGTAGCGTCAGCCCCTCAATCAATTGAAATATTAACGTTTATGCGAGCGGGACCTGATTTTATGATGCATGGCCTAAAGAACTTTGGTTTGATAAGCTATAATATTATTGATCAGATGAATAATTTCCCGGAAGCAGGGTATGCCGGATCACCTGATGGTGTAAAGAGTCAGCGAAGTAGTCGAAGTCAACCACAAGCGTCGCAGTTGTCAAGTTCAGTAGCCAATGACTGGGGAGAATATCGTCATGATAAGTTCCCTAAAGTTCAGATGGAAACAGGAGAAAAGGAAAATTTGGATACAACGGATCAATTTAAACCTGGACCTAGTAATTTGACTATTCAAACTCTGGATTGTCAGATGAGTTTTAAAGATCTATTGCGTCGTCCATGTTTGATTTTACTCGAACAGGATTTAGTACCACAGAAAGCGGGAGGTTTTTTTATTCCGCTAATGCCACCATCGCGAATGATGTCATATCTTTTGACAGATGCTCAAGCGAACCCAAACTCCATCTGGGCTGAAACTATTGACGCTACCTCAGCGAAAGCTATAATGGACTGTTTTCGATTGTGGAGAGGGGGGATGAGATACACAATTGTAATTAATTCAGGAACGAAACCACTTTATGCAAGTTTAGTACCTCATTCAGGCGTACGTATTGTGGGTAATCACTCAGTGCAAGATCGTGAACGTTATCCGCTCTATGGATGTAATTTTAATACCGAAATTATTCATCCGTTAGTGAACCCAACAGCAGTTATTGAAGCTCCTTATGATACTGAAAATACGTGGACTTATACGTTTGAAGAGAGCGCTACTAGGAATTACTCATGGCGTGATAAAGGGGATACCAATGCAGGACATTTAGTGTTAAATCCCGTTGGAAATATGAATGTAACTGTATTTTGGAGTGCTGCAGACGATTTTGAAGTAGCGAATTACTATGGAATTCCATATGCTAAGCAGAATGGATGGGCATATCGCTGGGATGATCAAAGGCCTAAGCCCAAGGATTCAAATAATATGCCAAGGACGCAGATGGATTTTCAGACTGAAGAGCCGACTACTACGGTAGATCGTCTCCGAAAGATTTTAACACCTAAAAATGTTCTGCGAGCCTCAGTGGCAGCAGTACCATTTGTGGGACCCGGCTTAGCAATTGGTAGTGTGGCTGATGATGTACATTCTGAAGTACAACAAACGACAAGAGCAATTGAACGAGGTATTGATAAAGTATCTATGGTTGCAGAAAAGTTAAGCTGTGATGTGGATTCAATATCAGCAGCGTTACATCTAGCAATTGAGAAGGCAGGAACAGTTATAGCTGGGTTGACAAATGGTGCTGTATTATGCTATGACTTCTTATTGGATTTATTGATGGCGTGGATGGAGAAATCATGGCGTATTGTGGCAATGGGTTTATTACGATTTGTGAGTAAAATTTTACCAACTAATTCTACTCTTATTTGGAGCACCATACAACAGTACGTAGAACCACTAACGGCCTATATTCGATCTTTAACAAACCCAGTTCCTACTGTACAACTGGAGATTAATCCCACATCCACTATAACTGGAGTGTTAATAGGACTGGTGGGCACAATTTTTGGGGTAACGTTGGATACACGTCGTCGACGCTCATTACCTGTGGCTCTATTGGAAAGATTAACGAGCTCAACTGGAGTGTCTTATCTCTTAGGAATATTACGATTTGTGCAAGGAATATTTGATACTTTAAAAACTTTAGTGATGGAAGCGTTGGGCTATGTTTCACCAGAAGCGCAGGCTTTAAAGAAATTATCCGAAAATAATGAGCAAATAAACCATTTTATACGTGAAGCTCAAATAATAACAAGTGAGAGTAATAGTTCTTGCTTAAATTCAGCTCGATATAGAAAGAGATTTTGGCATACAGTTCTAACAGCGCATCAATTACAGAAGATTATGTGTTCAGTCCCAACTAATTGTGTTAGTGCGCAATTAGCACGATTATGTGGAGAAGTAATTAAAACTGGAAACGAGAAATTTATGGATGTTTCAGCTTCACCTGTGAGGTTTGAACCAATGGTGATTTGTGTAGAAGGACCATCAGGAATAGGTAAAAGTTACGCAACAGAGGAGATGGTGCATCGCCTATTAAAATCAGTGGGTTTTTCGCAGCCATCCTCGGAACAGATCTTTTACCGAACAGCAGGTGAGAAATTTTGGAGTGGGTATCGAGACCAGCCCGTAGTCGTTTATGATGAATGGTTAAATACTAATGACTCACAGCGGTGTACGGATATGATTACAGAATTAATGAAAATAAAATCAACAGCAGTATTTATACCTGAAATGGCTCATTTAGAAGAAAAGAAAATCCGAGGCAACCCTTATTTAATAATTATGCTATGTAATAACGCGTTTCCTTCTGTGTCAGATTATGCTAGGTGCCCTGATGCTGTTTTTCGGCGTAGGGACATAGTTTTACACTGTTCGCGAGTGGGAAAATATGTGGGAATACCTCTGCGAGATTTACCTGAAGAAGAATTACGCGATTTTCCTCATTTACAATACCAAATTTATAAAGAGCCAGAAAAAAATCAATCACGCTTACCAGAAATAAAGAACTTTAATGAAACTATGGCTTTTTTAGAAAACAGATTTAAGCGGTATTGGGCTCGCGAACAAGTGGAAGTGAAAAAAAGAATGGATCGATTACCGGAATTTCTTACTACTATAGGGAGTGAGAGTATAAGGCTCGAAGATCCCTTCGCTTTATTTTATGAATTGAATTACCGAATTCAGAGTGAGCCCGATCTAAGTCAAAATGCCTGGACCCCATATGAACAACTAGAAATGGCTGTAGCCAATGTAGCTCAAGCGATAGAAAGTCATCAACGAGCAGAGGAACCTCCTATTGAAGTACCAGAAAAGATGGAGTGGTCGGATGTAATACAACCTATAGAAACTCAAGGAATGGTATCATTAGTGGTAGGAGCTCTAACGCAAGGCCGGTTATTGAACTGTTTAGCCTCAGCATCTTTTAAGAAATTACAAGAGTGGGAACAATCAATAAATCCAATAAAAACGGTATTAACACAGTGTGTTGTATGTTTGGATCAAGTTGAGTGTGCATTTACGTGCAAACAAGCACGGGGTGCGGAGATACAACATACGATGTGTGTGCCATGTTATCAGGCCTCCCTTATTCATGGTTTATCACGGTGCCCAATGTGTAGATGTGAGGAGATTATACCAATTCTAGGTTATGAAGAGATAGCTAATTTGGCTTTGTGGTCAAGATTAGCTTTTAAATTTAATTATGGAATGCAATGGTTGTGTAAGAAAATTATGCGATGGTATAGTTGGAGAGAACACAGACCTACTATCGCATTGGTAACAGATTATTTGTTGTGTACAGCTATTTGTATTGCTAGAGCTGCAACAACAGGAACAGCGGACACGTCAATAACAACAGCAGCTATGGTATCACATGCTGTAAATAATACCACGATAGCTATCGCTCGAGAAATAACTTTACAAGGTGATAGTTGGGATAGTGTGCAAGAATCACCCAATGTTCTATCATCTATGATAGAGGAAAATGAAGGATTAACACCTAAATTGAATGAACAATATTTTAAAAATGTAGTAGCTAAACCACGTAAGCAGTCAAAATGTCTACATGATATGTTACTCAAACATGGGCATACAGCTGATTTGCAACTGGATGAATGGATTATAACTGATATAGAAACGAATGTGCGGGTAAAGATGAGTATTTTCCCATGTGAATTGGAAACTTGTCCGTTGAAAGATGAAGCACGATACCGTCTATTGGCTCAAGCTTTTGTGAATAGAAATAAAAGACGTTTGAGAATATTCTATATTCAGTATTTTAATGAACCTAGTAAACAAACGTTACAACAAGTACCAAAATTAGTATGGGCTCCATGGATGACAGATTATGAAGAACAACCTTTATCTCAAGCCTGGTGGATGTATATTACAGATTTATTTAATAAGTATAAAATATTCTTGCAATATATATTAGGATTAGGAGCAGTGTTAGGGTCGGTTGTGGCAATTTATAGAGTCACTTCTGCGTTTATAACACCTGTAGTAGACACACAGTTTGGAGGGTCACAATATGCGGGTGATAGTCCTCGGCATCGCCGAGCAGAAGTTAGGACTCGAACAGAGCGTAGATATTTCCAAGGAGAAAATAATAATCCCTCAGTTTTTGATTCAGTACAGAAGTATATCTGTAAGAATATGGTAAAATTTATGTTAACAATTAACGGAAAAGTAAAGACTATGTATGGGGTTGGGTTGTTTGGACATTATGTTCTAGTTCCTCGACACTATATTATAGAAATGAAGCGTGGAATACAAGCCCAGGGACTGCTTACAGCCGAACCTTATGCACGGCCTCAAGAGAAAATTAACCTTAATCTACGAGTTATGGATTTAGTAGAGAGCGGAACAACAGACTTAGCCTATTTGAAATTACCGGCTAGCTTTCAGATTTTCAAAGACTTACGTAAATATCTATGTACAGAGGATGATCTTGATAGACCTCTTCCTGCTTCAGGTATTTTAATGGCCTGTCCCGGTAAAGGAAAAGAATATATTCGGGAAGTTATCACAGAAATTCATGGTATAAGTTCTAGCCAAGTGGTAATGGATCAAGATAATAATGCTTTTGAAGTAAATGATGTACTGGTATATGGTTATAGTCAAGCAGGAGTGTGTGGTTCCTTATTATTGAGAGAGAACCACCAGAGACCAATATTAAGTATGCATTTTGCAGGTGTAGGTGAAGGGTTGAATGGTGAAGGTTTTGGCGTATTGTTGACACAAGAAGCTCTGAATGTTCTAGTGCAAATTGATGACGAACCCGTGCAATTAGAAGATAGAGAGTTTGGTTCTATTGAAGACGCAACAATCTTCTTTAATGATAATGACGTAAATTTACACTATTTAGGATCGGTACCAAAGGATCAAGTTCCGTATATACCGACTAAATCTAATTTAACTAAATCACTTTTATTTGGAGTAGCAGGATTAGAAACTGTTTTAGAGCCTACGATCCTTGATAAACAAGATCCAAGATATTCTTTTACATCAACCCCACTCTATGAGGGAGTAAAGAAACATGGAGTGTTAACAACAGATTTTAATCGAGAAGAATTGTTAAGCGCTAAAGAAATGCTATGGACAGGATGGATAGGTAATTTGAAGCCGTTATTAGCAGATCCAAAAATTTTAACAATTGAAGAAGCAATAGTTGGATTTCCGGAGCATGAGTACTATAAAGCGATGGATTTAAAAACCAGTGCAGGGTACCCTTATATCTGTGGACCTAAGAAAAAGAAATTGGAGTATGTGGAGCCAATACGTAATGACCAACAGCAAATTATTGGAATTGAATCGATATCACCGATAGTATTAGAAATAATGACATATAAGGAAAATTTGCGGCGGCAAGGAATAATACCTATAACTACTTTTGTTGACACGCTAAAAGATGAGAAGAGGAAAATGGAAAAAGCGCGGAAATTAGGAGGTACGCGAGTATTCTGTAGTTCTCCTATGGACTATAGTATTGAATGTAGACGGTATTTTATGCATTTTATAGCAGCTTTCATGGCAGATAGGATGAATATGATGCACGGGGTAGGAATTAACCCTACGAGTTCTGAGTGGGGCCGATTAATTAGTAAATTATTGGTGGTGAATAGTGATTTTGTAACTATAGATTACAGTAATTTTGGACCCGGTTATAACGCTGGAGTAGCAGAGATGGCGTATGAATTGATGATCGATTGGGTATGTATGCACGTAAAGAATGTAGACAAGCGATACTTGCGTGTTCTAGTATGGGAATGCATACAAAGTACCCACATTGTAAATAATACAGTGTATCAACAACACGGAGGTTCACCAAGTGGAGCCGTATTTACAACAATTGTGAATACGATTGTTAATCAATTATATGTTATGTTAGCGTGGAAACGGATTATGACAGAACAAGCTTTACAGGAGCGAGTACCATTAATACAATATTTCAAACAGAACATTTGTTTATTTACGTATGGAGACGATTTAATCATGACAGTATCTCCAAAGTGTGTGGAGAAATTTAACACCTTGACAATTACACAATTTTTTAAACAATATAATATAGTGGCAACGAGTGCTGATAAGACAGCGGAAATTGTGGCAACAGTGCCATTATCGCAAGCCACTTTTTTGAAACGGGGTTTTTTTCCTCATCCTTTCAGAAGAGGAGAATGGCTCTCCCCGTTGGATTGGGAATCAGTTGTTGGAGCGACACAATGGGTGTGGAAGAGCCCTAATTTGAAAGAAGCAACTCTTGTCAATTGCCAAGCCGCCTTATTGCAAGCTCATGGACATGGAAAAACGAAATATTATGAGTTTAAACATCTTGTGGACAGAGCGCTTAAAAAGAAGCGCTTGCCAATGACAACTCTTACATGGGAAGAGATTGATAACCTATTTTATACGACTGGATTGGAGTATATAACCGATCAACTTATTAATCAAATATAATAATCAAATTAATTATGAGGTGATGGGATTGTGTGTTTTTTTTTTAAACTTAAGATGAAAGAAGG